TATTGGACACCCTTTCAACGTCAAGCCGCCGGTCCTGTATCGTTAAATAAAACGGACGGGAAGAAACGTGCAAGCCGGACCTCGTGACGGACCGCAAGTCAAACAGACCGCCGGACCGCCTGTCAAGCCGCAAGCCGGACCGCCTGTCAAGCCCGTTGCATGATTCAAAGGGATATATTATCCCATTGAAACCTAATGAAACCGGTTGCTTATATAAAGGATTGTGACACGGTCTGTGACATGAAACGGCGATTGCATATAAAAAGGACGGGACCGGCAACATTATTTGAGGAAAGGACTTGTTTCAACTCAGAGTCCCCCTAAGGGGGAAAAGCCGGTCCTTACGCGCGCGAATACCCGCTGACAAATTGTTGAGAAATTTTGAGGTTGCCCCCAACATAGTATTTACAAGTCAACCCGCAGGGAGCCAGCCACATCCTTGTTGGTACTGGCGGCTTCAACCTGCGGGGACTTGCGGTTCGAACTAGCGTTTGAGCAGAAAGTTCGTCCATAGTTGAATCAGCGTGTGTATCTCAGCGTCCACCAGAGTCTCGCTGATGCCTTGAGCGGCAAAGCATCGAATCTTTGAGAACATCATCTCAAGGACTTCATGGACCGCCGTCGCTTCGATTTCCTTCTTGTTCCACTTGCGCTCGGTTTCGAACTCCGTGGATAAGGTGATGGTCGCTGAGTTCTGCTGAAGGTGACACAGACACTCAGCCATCGAATCTGCGTCGGTATCGCCCAAGCAGACAGTCACGTCCCAAGCGGTTAAGCCTAGTTTACGGACCCACTTACGAACACACTTTTCGAAGTACATGAAGTCTGAACGTGAAGTTGACACTAGGTTTGACATTAAGTTAAACCTCAAGCTTTATTTTACTTATTATTATTACCTAGAATAAAACTCTAAGCTCAGAGCTTAAAGTCCACCTGTAGTAATACTTATAGTGTACAAACGATAGTTCTGACTACAGGTTCAACTTTAAGTTAAACTTTAAGTTGGGCTTCGCCCTTTCGCTTATCAACTAACATAGTCGCCCTTAAAGCTATGTCAGTAAGGGACTGCCGACAGTCGAGCCGACAGTCCCTCACAGATAAGCGAAGCCCGAGTGACACCGCTGACGCGGTCAGAACTCGGGTCTTATGATGGAAAGGAGAGGAAAGGAGAGTCACACATGAGAACAGGTTTTCACAAGGTCTGTTCTCCTTTACTCCCACTTTCAAGATTCCCCACCAAAGTCGCATACTTAGATGTGCGTCAATATGGTCTCTCTTTGGAGTGTCTTTCCCCCCTGATAAGGGGGTGGCGGACGGGTTTATAATGACGGCTAAGTCTTCACAACGAAAGTCTTTTTAGACAGACCAGACATAGACTGTCTTTCAAAGGTCTTGGTAGGTCTACTCAGACCGAGGAAGCCGGGTTTACCAACCCCGAAGCTAGACATGAATTTCTCCAACTCTTTCTCAAGCAGGTCTTTCTCATGGTCCTTCTCCGAGTGGTCGGTGTCCCGAGCCATCTGTTCAACCCAATAGGCTACAGCTATTGCCAGAGCGTCCAGACGGTCATCGTGAGCCAATGAACCCCTGTCTCTCGTGATACGCGTCAGTTGGTAGAACAACTGATAGGCGGGAACGTCGGACGAGTTGAAGTCCATATTGAACAGGCGTTTATCGACCACAAGCCGGTGCTGGTTCATGACCGGCTCAAGAGTGTCGATGATGCGTCGTTCTTTCTGGATGTTGTGCCGGACTTCCTCGACCTGACAGCCGTGGACCTTATACAGAACCGGTTTCAACAGAGCCGTGAACATACCGTCACCGAAGTTCGACTCAATGATAATGGCGTTGACGTTGTGCTTCTTCGCCATCATGGAGAGTATCTGTAAATTCTCAGGCGTGTAACCACCCTTCAAACCGCCGGACTCCACGAGGTACAGGAAGCCGTAGAGCATCTTCACAATAGCGAAGCCTGTCTCATCCTGTCCTCTACCGGACGGGTCGATAGCCATGACCGAGCCTTGAAAGTCAGCCCACTTGTCGGAGACCATCATGGGACCGTGAAGTCGGTCGCCAGTAAACCCGACGCAGGGAACGTCATTCAAAGCATACTGTGCGCCTGAGGACCACACCACCTTCACAGGGGCTTGTGTCTGGTCCACGTCGAGAACGATGAGGTCGCTAAGTTTGAGAGGATACCGCTCCGTATCCGACAGGGTCGTGTCCAGCATGAACTGAAGCGCGAAGCCGGACTTCCCGTAGGACTTCTCGCGGCCCTCAAGTTCCTCGTTGGGGAACCGCGTCGGTTCGGTCGGTGTGCCGATTCGCTCAGGCTGTTCGGTACAGACCTTGAGGATGGACGGGGCAAGCGCACCACCGTAATAGATGAGCTTGTTGTGAGAGGGATACCGTGAAGGCCAAATCCGGCACAGATAGCCGCGCTCATGTCGGAGCGTGTTATACAACGACATCTCCGTCTGAGGGGTGCCTAGAAAAAGTATCGTTCCGCCGGGACTCAGGATAGCTTCGAACTCCTTGACGAGTTCGGAAATCTTGTCGCGCTGGACTTGAGTCATACTATTCTTCGGAGTCTCAACGTCATCAGCGATGATGACATTCGCGCGTGAGCCGGTCATCTGACCTGTGATGCCCACCGACTTCACAGACGGCGCATGAGCCGCTTTCGCCGGGGCGACATCGAAGGCGACGTTACTGGTTCTCTGCTCATCTCGGGGGATGAGATGCTTGAGGACCGGAAGTTCGTGGATAAGTCTCTTGGTGAATATACTGAAGCTGTCCGAGCGTTCTTTGCTTGCGGACACAACGAGGATTTTCAACTGAGGGTCTTTGAGCAGGAGCCAGCACACGAAGGCTGACGTAATCCAGCTTTTGCCGACGCCACGGAAGGCTTCGATTATAGCCCTGCGGCTGTCTGACTTCTCGTGCACCCATTGAAGGTACTCAGCCATCTCCAATTGAATCTGCGTCGGCTTCGGGAGAGTGAGTCTTCCCCACACATAAATGAGGAAGTTACGGAAGTCGGCCTTTAACTTTGTTTCTAATGCGGTCATACACCCCTTCTAAAATCGGTTTAAA